GGAAACACGAACCGATTCACAAATAAAACGGGCGGTCAAATCTATACAAACTCGGTTGCTTTTGATTGGTCAACATACAACGGTTCTACTGTACTTGCTTACTACTTTGGAGATGTAACTACTAGAACTTGGATTAATCAATTGTCAGCGCATAAAAACGCAACTCACGACGGTTTAATGGGGTGGGACTTAGTTAACTTTGTTGAGATGGTTAATATAATGAACTTCGAGTTAATGGCTAACTACCAATTGAATTACGCCCCCTTTAATACAACACTTAGATATTTTTGGATTTCGACCCAACCAAGTGGTACTGGTGGTTGTGCAACTGATTTAGCAGGGGTTGCTCCTTTTGTAAACACGTCAAAAACAAATGCTCTTTATGGTCTTTGGGTACGTGTGTGTAATGTTTCAGGAACTAATATAAATTAAAAAAAATGACTTACAAATTTGAACAATGGAATATTGAAATAGTTAACCCTACCGTGCAAGTGGTTAATGTTAATGATTCAATCAATGAAAAGACGTGCAACGTTGATATAAAACTAGTTACTGAAAACGCTATATTTGGAGTTACTCTAAACGGGTTCACTTATTCGTTAACTTGGGACGATGCAGAGATTGAAACTTGGGTAAGCGAAGAACTAAAAAAATACGAAGTTAATGCCGACATTTAAAGTAAAATACGCAACTCGAAACAAACTTGCAAGGTCTTTACAAAAAGAGATTAAAAACGTTTTAGGTCTTTACGATACAGGCGACCTTTACCGTTCGGTTAGAATTTCGGCAATGACTGGAACTAAATTAAACGTTGTAGAAATTACTATTAATGCGCTTTATTATTACTTGTTTTTAGATGAGGGGACAATGGTCGACGGTGAGCAAAGAATACCACCTTATTATATTACTCAAAATTGGTTAGAACGTTCCGACACTCAACAGATACTAGGAGAGATTGCAGCCGAATACGTTACTTGGCAATTTGAAAACTATCCTTTTTTAGAAATGGCAAAGATTTTAAACCAGCCACAATTTGCCGTTAAATTTAACTGGATTGATTCGCCTTATTCTAATTTACCAACCCAACCAAGTACACTTTACTAACTTAAAACGTGCTTCATTGATAGCATATTAAACACGAATGTCAAAGGTAGGTTTGTAATCTCATCTACTTTGGTTAAGTCTTCATTTGCTAGGTTATAAATTAAGGATTCCCAAGCGTACTTAGATTTTTTCTTTTCGTTTTCAACTTCTTTCTTTTCTTCGGGACTTAGTTCGGTTGTGTCTTCGTCGTCTTCGAATGTAGGTGCAAACAAATTCTCGTATTGTTTCATAAAATTATCTCTAAATTTGAGATACTCCGACACTAAACCAAACACGGCTGTAATAGGTATTTCTTTAAACACCTCAGAACGTTTGTAAATATCGTATTCGTAAGGCTCAAAAAGACGGTTTTCCCACTCATCTTCTTTAGTTTGTCTGTAAAATATTGCTGTAATAATCGGAATATTTACGATTTTGTCCTGAACTGTAAAATAATCCGCGTCAATAAATTCGCCTAATGTAATTTTATCAAAAGGTTTAAAGGTGTACTTGTCTATTTTTTCGTTAATCTTTACACGAGGTTCGGAACGCAGCCACTTTAAACCGCTTAAAATCGTGTTTAGTTCTTCGAGTTCTAAGTCGTAAAGTTCTTCAGGGTCTTCGTCTAGTAAAATTGAAAGCGTTTCGATTTGCATTTCAAAGACGGAATCAAAATCCTTTTGCTCGAGACTTGCTAACTCTATAAACTGACTAACTGTTATCTCATTCCAAGACTTCGGTAGGTGCATTTTCTTTTATTTGGGTTGCTGTTTCTGTCATCTTTTGCGCTACATAACTAACGAAAGGCAAACAAATTTCAGCGTTAACAGTTTTAAATAATTTCGCTTTGTGGTTAATGTGTGCGTCTGCGTAGTGTTCAGTTTTTGAAAGGTCAGTTCTTTTAAATATTACTGCCATCATTTTAGATATGTAGGAGTTCGGTTCTTTTTTGATTAATTTTTCAATGTGTTTTAAGTCCCTTACACTTAGTTTAAACTCATCTTCAAAACTTTGGTAAGTATAGTTTTCAAGTTCTATTTGTTTAGTGAACTCCGTTTTTGCTTTGTAATCTACGGTATTAAATTCTTTGACCTTGTTTTTAAAGTCGGTAAAATCCATCTCGTTTACTTCGTCTTCGTCAGCACCCAAAAACACGAATATATTAACCCACTTTTCGAACGCGTCTAACTCTTGGTTATTAGAGAAACTTGAAACCTTTTCAAATTGTGCTATTGTCATTTCATTAATGACGTTTGGAATTTCTTTACTACCTATTGTTACCATAACTTTTTTTAAACAAATATAAAAAAAATAACACTTATAAACACTTACCTATTATAATGTAATGAAAGAGGATTTACCACTTTACAAAATAACTATTGACGAAGAGTACAGCGAAGGCGAAGACTTAGGTATTGATATGATTGCTTTCACGTCAAAACCAGCCGTTATGGTTAAAGGAATGGCGTTTAAAGCTGTTGAAAATTTCTTTTTTAAAGACGAACCCAAAATGAGGATAGTTGCACCCGCAATGATTCCAATGAATATATATAGAAACGACGAAGGCGAAGAATACTACGTTCAATTTACGGAGCAAGAGATTGAAAATATTTACTCTAAGTTTATGCAAGACTTGAATAATCAAAACTTGTTTAATCTTGAGCATACAGAAAAGAAAGTTCCTGCGTATATTCTTGAGGCTTGGATAGTTGAAAACCCAAAAGAAGACAAGAGTTATTCAAGTTATGGTATCGAAGTTCCAAAAGGTACTTTAATGCTAACGGCACAAATTACAGATAAAGAATATTACCAAGAGTTGGTAAATAAAGACCAAGTCGGTTTCTCAATTGAGGGCTTCTTAGGTCTTAAATTAAGTAATCAATTAAATAAATTAAGTATGAAGTTACCCGACGGAGAACATTTAATCGAGGGCAAAATCTACGTTGTAAAAGACGGCGAAGTTGTTGAGATTAAAGAAGAAGTTCCAGCGGAAATGGAAGCTGAAATGGCTGAAGAAGTTGTTGAGGCTGAAGTTGAAGCGCAAGAGGTTGAGGCAGCGGAAGAAGTTAAAGAAGAAGTTAAAGAGGAAGAAATCGAAATGGCGGTTGACCCTCAAACAGATTCCGAAGCGGTTCTTGCTATCGTGCAACCTGTACTCGACGCAATGGCTACCGAGTTAATGAAGGCTATTGCTGAGGTTAAAGCATTAATACCCGTTGTTGAAGAAAACGAGGTTGAAGAAGTTGAATTGTCAGAGCAAAAATTCACGGCAATTGACAGACTAAAAAAGTATAGACAATTATTTAAAGAAAATTAAAATGAACAGAAAATTAAAATTCGATTTGGATATCGAAACAAACGCGCTTTTATGTGCAAACCCTGACGAGTTTTACTCTCGTGCTTATTTAACTGAAGATTTAGTTGACAATTACAGAACTTTGCCGGGCATTAAGTCAGAGACTAAATTAGCAAACGTTACTTTCGGTAATATCCTTGCTGCGTCAACTTGCTCATTTTCAGCTCCTAACGACTCTTTGGACGCTATTGACATATCGGTGTGTGCCCTCTCAGCTCTCAGTCAAATATGTCAGTTTGATTTAGAGCAGTCTTTCGTATCTTTGCAAATGGCTCAAGGTTCAAACGGTGATTTCACTGTAGCTTCTTTTATGAACTACTATTGGAACGAAATGAGTTTGAAAATCCAAGAAGATTTAGAGTTAATTAGATGGCAAGGTGACACACTAAGCGAAGACCCAGTTTTATCTTTGTGTGACGGTTATTTGAAGAAACTTTGTGACGCTGAGGGTGTTATAGGTATTAACTCAACTACTGTGGATAGTTCAAATGTTATCGCTGAAATGACTAGCGTTTACACTTCTTTACCTGCTGCGGTTATCCGTAAAAAAGCTGACTTACGTTTCTACGTTTCTGCTAACGTTGCCGCTGCTTATGAGTTGGCTGCTGCGACTGGAAATACTCAAACTTACGTTACTTTGCCTTTAGGATTGACATTCTTAGGTGTTAAGGTTGTAGTTGCTGACGGTATGCCTAACGACACAATGGTGTTGACTTTGAAGTCTAACCTTATCTATGCATTCGATGGAGAGGGAGATAGCAAAGCATTGAAAGCGGTTAACTTAACTGACACAGTTGCTGAGCCTTATTTGAGAACTCGCGCAAATATGAAGGTAGGTTTCCACTATACTAACCCAGCTGAAATAGTTGTTTACAACGAGTGTTTCGCACCAGCTTAATTAATTGATTTAATAATCTAAAGGGGGTTGGGGATTACCCTCACCCCTTTTTTAATACTTTATAGATATGTCCTGCACGACAATAGAAGCAATAATCAAAGGATGCGACAACAATATAGGAAGCATCACAAAAATTTATATTAACGACCTTGATAACGTTACAATAAATCCAGCTACAGATATTGATTTACCTAACTGGATTATAACAGCAATTACAGTAACTGCTGACTTCGAAGAGTTCGAGTTTAGAAGAAACACTTCAAACTACACTGAAGAGGCTGCAATTGATTTAATTAACGGCTCGTCTTTCGTTACTCAAACTATTAACTTAATGTTCCACAGACGTGAAGGCGCGAAATCAAGAGCAATTAAAATTCTTGGCGAAGGTCAAAGAGATTTAGCGGTAATCGTTCTTGATGGTAACGGAAAGTATTGGTACTTTGAGAAAGTTCAAGTTACCGCTTACGGTGAAGGTTCAGGAACGGCGAAAGCTGACGGTTCTAAATACTCACTTGTATTGACTGCGGAAGCTGAGAACTTGGCTTACGAAGTAGACCCAGACGTTATCCCTACAATAATCTAATAAACTACGCAAACACGGAAAGCCCTCGATTAACTTCGGGGGTTTTTTATTTTAAAACAAATACGTAATTATTACTATTATTAAATAAGATGATTTATTTAGATAAAGGACAAATAAACACTTTTGTTTTGACGTTAACCGAAAACGCTACCATAGTAGCCCCTGTTTGGTTATTCGTCTTTGAGAACGAATTTAACACGGCAACCGAGCCTATTTACTGGGTAGGTGTTGACACGTCACCATATACAAACAGATACAATTTATTCACTTTAGAGGAGGGTGTAGACTTGACTTTAATTAAAGGTCAATATACTTATTCAGTTTACGAAAGTCCCGACCCTATTGTAATAGACGAAAACACGAATGTAATAGGCTTAAACTTAGTCGAAGAGGGACGTATGGTAGTTGCTGGTGAAACAATAAATTCAATATACGATTAAATGAAAATATTCGGAATAGAAATAGGAGGTAAAAAAGAAAGCGTTCAAGTTGTCGAAGGTAACAACTATCAAGCGTTTAGCACACCGTTTTTAAAAGTAGGTGAAGGCAACCTTTCACTACCTTACGTTAATTCAAGACAAGTTGTTAACGGTAGAATAAGATTTGGTTCTGACGACCTTTACCCTCAATTACTTAATCAAATGTACTATACTAGCCCGTTACACGGTGCAATAGTTGATTATAAAACAAACGCTTGTGTTGGTGGTGGTTTTGAAATTACAGTTGATAAGAACGCTTCAGCAATAGAAAAAGTTGACGTTTATACATTCGATAAAAGAGTAAACCTAAAAAAGATAGTGCCAGTAGTAACGAAAGACGTTATTATCCACAATAGACTTTACTTTTACCTTTGTTTTAACCAGTCAGGAGACCTAATAAAAATTAAACACATAGGTGCGGAAAAGGTTCGAACCGACAAGTATAAAGAAAATTACTTTATTTGCGACGATTGGAGTTCACAAATAGAGATTAAAACTATAAAGCCTTATAAGTTCGGAGTTCGTCAATTAGAATGTTTGTATGTTTGGGAGAATCATTCAGTAGGACAAGACGTATATCCCATTCCGCAATATTCAAGTGCAATGAATTGGGCGTTTTTGGATGGTGAGATGAGTTACTTGCAAAAGAGTAATATAATAAATTCAATTTTCCCGTCTTTTGCAATGATGTTCCCAAAAAAACCGCAGTCAGAAGAGGAAAAAATAGCAATTAAAAACACTATTGACAAGGCGAAAGGAAGTGCAAATGGTGGCAAAGCAATTGCCTTTTTTGCAAACAATGAGGAAAGCCTTCCGAAAATTGAGAACATACCGACAAACTCAAACGACAACTTGTTTCAAAATACAACTGAAAGTATTGATTCAAAGATTTGTCAAGCGCATATTATCGACCCAATATTAATGGGTATTCGAGTTAGCGGAAAACTTGGAAGCGGTTCGGACATTAAACAGGCGTACATTATATTCGAGAAAAACACGATTATACCTTTAAGAACTATTATTGAAGACATCTTTAACGAACTATTTGAGATAGGCGGTTTAAAAGCAACGTTTTCAATAAATAACTTCCAAATAGTAAACGAAACAATAATCGAACTTGACGAAGATACGAACGCAGTTAGCGACGCATTAAACACTATGTCACCTTTACTTGCTACTAAAGTGCTTGAGTCAATGACAATAAACGAAATTCGTGCAATGGCTTCTTTGCCACCCGTTGAAGGTGGTGACGTTACAAGAGACAAACAAGCTGTTAACCAACAAACACCAGCGCAATGATTTACTTTATAACTGAAAACTACTTAAAAACGCAAACACCTATAACGGCAAATGTAGACGTTAACGACGTTGTCCCGTATATTAAAACACAATCTGATATGAGAGTACAGCCAATTTTAGGAACGTACTTTTATAACTATATGTTAACGGGTTATAATGCACAGACTTTAAATAACGACGAAGAAACTCTTGTTACATATATTCAGCCAGTTGTAGCGTGGCGAAGTGCTGAAGATGCCGTTTTCGGCTTATCTTACCAACTTAAAAATAAAGGTATTCAACAACAATTCGGAGACTATTCAAGCCAAGTGACACAAGGCGAAGTTGTTTTTTCGATGGAACACTACGCACAAAAAGCGAGTTTTTACGAAACTAGGTTATTTAGATACTTAAAAGAAAATAAAGATTTATATCCTGAGTTTATTTCTGAACTGAACAAAGACTCGGATATTAAACCAAGTAAAAAAGAAGATACTGGATTTACTAACTCTATTTTAATAATATGATTGATATAGAAATGTGGGCAAGACGCAAAGGACAAAGAACACCAAATAAAGGTAGTTGGTTAAATGCCGTTGCAATAGGTTATCAAGTAGACTTATCTGTATATAAGACAAACGTTTTACAAGGTATTGCCGAAAAGGTTGGGGTTAATACAAGAACAAGTAGAGATTTATTACAGTCAATTGCATTAGTTGAAAATTTAACACCAGTGAACGGAAGCTGGTTAAAAGCATTAGCCTTAGGATGAAAACTTATTTTATAGCTTTATTTAATTCTTTGTTGGTCTTTTTAAGCCCGATAAAGTTTATCGTTTTGCTTGTGGCGTTATCGACAATTATCGATACTTTTTTCGGTGTGTGGAAAGCTCACAATGTAGGTGAAAGCATACAGTCAAAAAAATTAAGACACGGGTTCGTTCCTAAACTTATAACTTACTGCTGTGCAGTTATTATTACTTACGCTACTGATTACTATATTTTAAACGACTTAACGCAAACGGTTGTTGCTGTTGACCACCTCAGCACGAAACTACTTGCTTTAGTTCTTATTTCAATTGAGGTAAAATCAATGGACGAAAGTTTCACTAAGGTTAAAGGTTATTCGTTTATTGCAAAAATTACGAGTTTAGTTAGGAAAGTTAAAGACGTTAAAAAAGAACTTCAGGAGTGAATTTAGATATTAGACAAATACTATCAATTTTATTTGCGGTTTTACTTACTTGGTTGCTATTGTTTTTTTATTCGTGTTCAGCAAGTTTTCACCTAAACAAAGCAATTAAGAAAGGCGCACAAATTGAAACTAGAATAGATACGATAAGATATTACTTTAAAGATTCAATAATTAAGAATGGGCAAAAAGAGTATTTCTATAACTACCGAGATACTATTGTACAAAATAACACGGTTTACGTACCTAAGACAAGGTGGCAAACACGAACCGAATATAAAATAATCAAAGAACAAATTCAACAAGACGCAAAGACTAAGCGCGAAGAAATAAAACAAGACGCAAAGACGGATAGAAAAGAAATAGCGAAAGAAAAAAAGACTTCGTTTAGTTCAACTTTAAAGTTTTTAGGTATTATTTTAGGACTTGTCTTGTTAATTATTGTACTTTTAAAATCAAATAAAAAAATAGGTTTATGAGTAACGTAAGAAAATACACCGACAAACAATTACTTGAAAAGGTTAAAAGCCTAGATTCTTTTGAAAGCATACCGTCTAATTATTGGGCTTTATTCGTTAGGTCAAACGAAGACCAGGCGAACGTCTTTGATGATAAGTGCTATATTTTCAAAGGCGAAAAATTTGTCACGGTTACAAGTTGCACTACTAATAAAGGACACAAAGGAACGGGAGTTGTTGAGGCTAACGTGTGGAATTACGACGGTTATAAGTTAGGACTTCACAGAGGGAAGACACCCGCGGGAGTTCAAGCGAAAGGCTTCCCGTATAGAAGAGACTTTACAACCGACGGAAAGACGAACCCAACTACGGAAATAAAGAACGATATTAGAGGTTTTAACTTTCACGCTGCCAGTCACGACCTTAAAAGCAAAACAATAGTTCAAAGTATAGGCGGTTGGTCAGAGGGTTGTTTAGTGTTTAATAATATACCTGAATTTTACAATATACTTAACCTACTTAAACCACAGAAAACGTGGTCTTTCGTAATTGTAGACGAGTTTGAAGCGGAATAACAACCGCTTTTTTTATATGTAAAAGAATATAAATCAAACAAAAACCCATTTTTTATATGCGAAAACGTATATTTTTCGATATTGAAGTAAGTCCAAATATTGTTTTTTCGTGGCGTAGTGGCTACAATCTAAACATTGACCCCGATAACATTATCGAAGAACGTAAAATAATTTGCGTTTGCTGGAAGTGGGAAGGCAAAGACGAAGTTCATTCTTTAACGTGGGACAAAAAGCAAAACGACAAGAAGTTATTAAAAGACTTTATTAAGGTCTTAAATTCAGCGCACGAAATAGTCGGACACAACTCAGATAGATTTGACACGAAATGGCTACGTACAAGAGCAGTTATGCAAGGCGTTGATATGTTAGCTCACTACGTATCAATTGACACGCTTAAAAAGGCTAAAAATGGCTTCTATTTTAATTCTAATAAACTCGATTATTTAGGTAAGATTTTACTCGGTTCGGGAAAGTTAGAAAATGGGGGTTTTGAAACGTGGAAAAGGATAGTTTTAAATAAAGACCCTGAAGCCCTCGATAGGATGGTCGAGTATTGTAAGAAAGACGTTCAAATATTAGAGCAAGTTTACCATAAATTAGAGCCTTATATTAAACCGACACAGCATTACGGGGTTGTTTTTGGAGAGGAAAAATACAGTTGCCCTCATTGTTCAAGTTATAACATAGGTAGACACGCTGGTTATGTCACCGCAGCAGGTACGGTTAAACATCAAATGAAATGTCACGACTGTAAAAAGGGAACTTTTATTTTATCTCAAAAATCCTATACAGATTTATTAACATTTAGATTAAAACAGAAAAATATTCGTTAATTTAGGCGCTTAGTTGTTCACTAAAATACTCTGTTTTTTCGGTTAGGTTTAATTAAGGCGGTAGAAATACCGCTTTTTTTATGCTTATAGCCTTAAATATTTATCTTTTTTTTCAGCCTATAACCTTAATAAATACTGGCAAACTAAAAATAATTGAAAAAAATATTAAAATAATTGTTCACAAATAAAAAAGTTATGTACATTTGTAAGGTAATCAACAACGAAAAAACAGAAATTATGAAAACAGAAAATCAATTTTACATTACTTTCTTAAACAAAGAAAACGGTTTCCAAAAAGAAGTTATTTATTTTAACAGTTATGAAAGTGCGGTTCAATGGGCTTGTGACAACTTAGGAAACTTTAACGAAGATATGATTAGAATTAATTACTAACCTTTAAAAACAGAGAACATGAAAATTTACAGAGATTTTTTAATTGCATTTTTACTAATTAGTTTATTAATCGGTTTAATTGAAACGCTATGAAAGAGGTTCAATGTTCAGAATGCGACGGCACAGGATACGAGGAGGTTATAGGTGACTGCGATTTACCAGCTTCAATGTGTTGCGGTGGTTGCTCTAAGATTGTAGCTTGTGAAATTTGCGAAGGTACAGGAATTATTAACGAAGAAATAGACGAATATGAAGACGAATATTAAACAAATAAAAGAATTGCATTACAAAGCTGAAGCCTTGCTTGAATTGGCTAACGAGATGCAACATAAAATTGACGAGATGTTAAGATACAACGTAGAGATTGCAGCACCTAACGGATTTAAAAAACATTCAGAGGATAAAATCGACACTTGTCAACGTGGTAAAACACGATTAATAGAAAGTTATAAAAGAGTATTAACCCAAATAATTGAATTATGAAAATTACACTTGAATTTGAAGACTACGAAGAGGCTGAATTTCACTTGCGAGGCGGAGACTATTTCAGCGCATTACACGACTTTAAAAATTGGATTCGTAGTGAATGGAAACACGGAGACCACGACGAAAAAGAATACGAAATTCTTAATAAGATTTACGAGCAATTCAACGAAACGTTAAACGATTATAAAATAGACTTATGAAATACATCGACTTAAACACAATTATAAATTATTGGAGAGGTCAGAAACACGAAGGCGACAAAGGGGGAAATTTTAACCTAGACCTATACTTACAAATATTAAAAGCAAAAGAGAATGAAACTACAAAGGGGTAAAATAAGTAAATTAATTAATTATTCGTCTTTTGAAATGGTCGACTTCTACAACAGTTGCCCGTTTATTTTCGAGGGTGAAACGTTAAAAACACGAAGACAAGAAGTCGTAATGTGGCGTAATATCGGAATGGTTTGGGGTTGGTTAGGTGGTAAAAGTTTACAGAAAGCCGGAGAGGAATTCGGGCGCGACCACTCAACAGTAATACACGCCATTAAACAAATAATAAACGCTTATGAGGGCTTCGGTTATCCTGAAATAATAGAGAATATCGACACAATAAAAGAAAAGTCTAAAAACTTCGTTTATCAAACTGACGACATCAACGTGAATTATGTAAGGAATTTAATACGCTTAGACGATTTACTCGGAAAAAAACTAAAAAAAATTGTTGATTAAAAAAAAGTTATTAACTTAGCACAAATTTAAAAACAGAGTATATGAAAAAACAACCTTTAGAGGACGCAGTCCCAACGCCACAAAACTTTTATTTTAAGTTATGGAGAGCAAAACAAGCAATCGGAAAAGTTGCAAAGAACTCAAAGAACCCTCATTTTAAAAGTAGTTACGCTGACATTAACGCAATTATTGCTGAAGTTGAGCCAGTTTTATTAGAACACAATTTGCTTTTATTACAACCTATTGAAAACGGATTCGTTAAAACTTACATTATTGATGCTGAAACAGGCGAAAATGTATGTAGTGAAATGAAACTACCTGAAATTTTAGACCCTCAAAAGATAGGTTCTGCGGTTACTTATTTCAGACGATACACTTTGCAGTCACTTTTAAGTTTACAAGCTGTTGACGACGACGCTAATTTAAGTTCTGAGGCTGTTAAAACGCAAGGCAATTTAATAAGCGACGAAAGATTCCAAAAGGCACTTGAAGCAATTGAAAGGGGCGACGCTAAAAAAACGGACTTAGCCAAGTTTCAATTAACCGAAGTTCAACAAGCTAAACTTAATGAGATATGAGTAAAAGTATAAGAATAACACGCGACAAGCAACCGATACGTAATAATGATGATGTTATGAAGGTAAGAGTAATTAACAAGGCTATTAAAGATATGGTTAAAAATGGTCACATTACTCAAGAATATGCAGACCAAAATAGAACTGCATTAATTACTAACGCTTTAAAGACTTTAAAATGAAAATAAGATGTTCAGCACTTGGAAAAATTATGACCTCGCCACGTTCAAAAAGTGAGTTGTTAAGTCAAACCGCAAAAACATACGTTCACGAATTAGCAATTGAACATTTGTATGGAATTAAAAAGCAATTTAAAAGCCGTTATACTGACAAAGGTAACGAAGTTGAAGATAAATCTATCGAACTAACTGAAGAGGTATTAGAACTTGGTTTTATAACAAAAAACGATGAGTATTTCGAAAACGAATTTATCAAAGGAACGCCCGACATAATAACCGATAATTTAATAGTTGACGTAAAGTCGAGTTGGTCAGGTGAAACATTCCCGTTTTTTGAAGACGAACTTCCGAATAAAGACTATTATTACCAAGTAATGGGCTATATGTGGCTCACTGGAAAGAAACACGGATTAATAAGTTATTGTTTAATTAATACACCTGAAGAAATTGTTAACGATGAAATACGAAGAACCGCGTGGGGAAAATACGAGATTGAACCCTCTGAAGAAACTATCCGAACTGTTATGGCTTCTCATAATTTCGACCATATACCGAAAGACCGAAGAGTAAAAGCCTTTCACGTTGAATACAACGAGGCAGTAATTGAAGAAATGAAAACACGAATACAATATTGTAAAGCATATTTTAACCAGTTAATAAAATGAATATAACAAACGAAAGCATACAACACGAAGACACAGTATTATTAGCTGTACTCGGTAAATATTGGGAACGGTCAAAACTCGGACAACAGAAATACGGAACTAATTTAGACCGTACCGACGTTGACTTGTTAGGATGGTTAAACCACTTGCAAGAGGAGTTGATGGATGCAACGCTTTACATTGAAAAATTAAAACGAGAATTAAAATAATTTACTTAAATTTAAAACAAAAACAAATGGAACAGAAAGAAAACACAGGCGCAATTTTCAAGAATGAAAAAACTAACGATAACCAGCCAGACATGAAAGGAAAGATTAACTGGAAAGGTGAAGAAATCGAGATTGCTTTATGGGTAAGAGACGGTAAAAACGGTAAATTTTACAGCGCGAAGTTAAGCGAACCGTACCAAAAGACGGACACACCAAAAGTTGACTTACCTTTTTGAAATATGCAACCTTATAGAATACAATACTATATTCAGGGTGTTTATGATTATAAGATATTACAAGCCTATTCACCTGAAGACGCGATTAAAAAAGCGGATGTTGACCCTAAAGCAATATATCAAGTATGGACTTTAAAAGAGTGGTTTAATTGGTGCGAAAGATTTGATAAAAAAACAAAATAACTTTTTTACTATTATTAAGTAGGTTCGCTTCCACGTTATAGAACCTGAAAAGGATTATTTGAGCCTTTATTCAACTCACGAGGTGGAAGCCGTGACGCGAATAGGGGCTTTTTTATTGCACTAAAATTAAAAATTATGGAAAAAAGAGACGGTTTTGTATTTTATGAAAGTTGGTTTGAGGCTATTAAATTACTGAAAGATAACGACAAGTTAATAATGTACGATAAAATTTGTTCTTATGGTTTAGGTTATGAAATGGAGTTACCTAATCATTTAAAAGTTATTTGGCTACTTATTCAACCTCTTATTGATTCAAATAATAAACGTTATAAAGACGGTAAAAAAGGGGGTCGACCACCAAAACAAAAAACCAGTGGTTTAGAAAATGAAAACCAGTGGTTATCAAACTCAAAACCTAAAGAGAAAGATAATGTAAAAGAAAAAGAAAATGTTAATGATAAACAACCACTTAGACAACCTAAAATCGATATTAACGGATACGTAATTCTAGACTAATGTTAATTAACCATAGACAAAACGACGACTTTTTAGAGTTGCTTAGGAGGAACGAAGTTCCAATAGGTAAGGGTATAGGTATAGACTTAGATACTTACCTAAGGTTTAAAGAAGCGTCTTTTAATATAATCTTAGGACACGCAAACACGGGTAAAACTTACTTTGTTTTGTACTACCTTCTTTGTTTGAGTGTGAAACACTCTCTTAAACACCTAATTTATAGTGCTGAAAACACGGTAACAGGTATGAAACGTAACTTAATAGAGTTGTATTTAGGTCAAAAGATAACAGAAATAGACAAACAACAACTTGAAACGGCTAAACTATTCATTGAATTACACTTTGACTTTATAGATACCTCAAAGGCTTGGACAATAGAAGAATTTATGCAAGAAGTTCAAAAGTTAGGTAACTACGATGTGTTAATGATTGACCCTCACAATTCATTTATAAGACCAAAAGGAAGTAATTCTCACGAATATGACTACGAAATGGCTACCCGTTTAAGATTATTTGCCAAAAAAACGAACACAACTATTTATTTATGTGTTCACGCAGCAACCGAAGCCTTAAGAAAGATTCACAAAGAAGGCGACTTCGAAGGACATCCAATGCCTCCGAATATGGCAGATGCTGAAGGGGGCGGTAAGTGGGGAAATAGAGCCGACGATTTTATTGTAATTCATAGATATGTTGCCGACCCTTTAAACTGGATGTACACTCACGTTCATGTTAAGAAAATCAAAGAGACCGAGACCGGCGGTAAGCCCACGCCTTTAAACGATGCCGTGCGTTTTAAATACGAATATGGAACGGGTTTCACTTGTGCTGGTATTAATCCACTCGAACGAAAAGACGGAATAAAAATAAATACTAATTTTGATTTACCCTTTTAACTATGGATAAAGAAATAGCAATTAACCTCGCCTTTATAAACTTAAATCTAACTTGGAATAAACTAGAGTTTAGAAGACGTTTAGAGCCTAAAAAAAGCGAAGGTATAGAACAGCAACAAAAAGACCTTGAACACGTCAGATTGGTTTTAAACCACTTAGTAAGTGAAAATCGAGCCTTGCAAACTAAGTTACAAAACACGGAAATAGAATTAATGAAAACACAGAAAAAATTAACCGATTATAAAGAGACTTATGACTAAATACAAAATTTTAAATTTATATGCGTGCTTGGGGGGTAATAGGGCAAAATGGAATGAGGTTGCAAAAGATGCAAATATTGAAATAGAAGTTACTGCGGTTGAGTTGGACCAGGAACTTGCAAGACTTTATAAAGAACGTTTTCCAGATGACAATGTAATTGTTGCGGACGCACATCAATATTTATTAGACCACTTTAAAGAGTTTGATTTTATTTGGAGTTCGCCACCGTGTCCGAGCCATTCAAGAGCCAGGTATTGGAATAGTTCAAATTACGACACAACAACAGAGCCAATTTATCCGGATTTAAAACTTTATGAAGAAATATTATTTTTACAGCATTATTACAAACACGGTAAATTTGTAGTTGAAAATGTGATTCCTTATTACGAACCATTGATAACAGCACAAAAAAGAGATAGGCATTTGTATTGGACTAATTTTAATTTACCTTCAGTTGTAAGCAACAGAAATATAAGTGGTATTGTAAGCCAAGCAAAAAACGAATTAAAACAGCTTTGTGATATTCATGAAATAAACATTAACGATTATAAAGGTGAACAAAGTTTAATTAAAATTGCTCGTAACCTGGTCGATTATGAAGCTGGAAAAACAATATTTGAAACCGCTTTAAATATCTACAAAAAGTCGGACACTAAACAAACATCAATTTTTGATTATGAAG